GATCAGAAAACTGATCAAGTTAGTGGGACAAAAAATACACAAACCAGTGCAGTACAGCGTATTCCTAGTGCATTCAATGAGACTAACGCCCGAGCAGCTGAAGAAGCCTATAATCAAGAATACAATCTTGGTAAAACTGACACACGAGCAACTGAAAATCCTAATAGGTCTGTGAGCGTACTTTTACAAGAAAAGCTCAACAACACTGGCACAGAAAAACAAGTACAAACAAATTTACAGTCGTTAGTAAAAAATAATAATGAAACTATTACCTTCGGAAAAAATCCCTATACCGGAGTGTTACCTAATGTCTCACAAGATCCATTGGCCGCTGCGCTGCGTAACGTACTTGACAAACCCGGGCGTCCTGCACAAATATCAGATTTTAAACCTTAGAGTTTTTCAATATGGCACAAAATTCAGATCGACGAATAAGCAGTACTCCACCAGACTTTGTTAAAACCGAAGACACCCCGGGTCTACGCATTGACACAGGCCCATATTTGGGTTTAGTTAAAAATAATTTAGATCCAACTCGCTCGGGGCGACTACAAGTTTGGATACCTGATCTAAGCTCAGGTGATGAAAATGAGCCTAGTAACTGGCGTACTGTGAGCTATGCTAGTCCTTTCATGGGAACTACCTTTGTACCACCAGGCGAAAAACGAAATAGTTTTACTACCACTGGGCACACCTATGGTATGTGGTTTAATGTACCTGATATTGACAATTTTGTATTGTGCACATTTATAGCAGGAAATCCGCAGCGTGGCTTTTGGTTCGCTTGTGTTAGTAACCAAATTGGTCATCATATGGTTCCTGCTATTAGTAGCACTACAATTATTGACAGCAGCACAATACAAGATTCGCAAATTAAAAAAATCTACAAACCAGGCATGGCATTACCGGTAGTAGAATTTAATGAAAACGATCCTGATGCTAGACCGCTTAAAGATTTTACCACAATTAAAAAGCCATTGCATGAGGTACAAGTTAAAAATTTAATCAAGCAAGGTCTTGACAGACACAAGCTAACAGGATCTAGGGGTATTATCTATAGTCAAACACAACGAGAAACTCCCAGTGGTGTTTTTGGCGTAAGTACACCAGGAAGACCGTTTAATCGACCTATGCCCGGACCGGCCAGTACCGAAGAGGATCTACGTATTCCTACTCGTAAAGGTGGTCATACCTTTGTTATGGACGATGGAGATGTTCAAGGACTTAATAACCTAGTTCGCCTAAGAACATCAGCAGGTCATCAGGTATTAATGGACGACAGCGAAAGAATTGTCTATATCAGCAACAGTGACGGTTCAACCTGGGTGGAATTAACTGGGTCTGGTCACATTAATATCTACGGATCTAGTAGTATGAATGTACGTGTAAAGCAAGATATAAATTTTCATGCTGACAAAGATGTTAATATTCAAGCCGGGGGCGACATAAATCTTCGCGCCGAAAAAAATGTCAATGTACATAGCAGCTTAGATATTAACATGACAAGTGTAAATGCCACCAAGCTATACGGTGCTACTGTAGGTGTAGGCAGTGATGGTAGAATTGATTTGTATGCTCGAAGTGGCGGTAGTTTCACAGCCGTGCAACAATTATTGTTTACAGGCAAACCAATTGGACTGAATTCTGGCACAGGCCCTACTGTGATAAAGCCAGCTAGCATCAAGGTCTACAACCATAGTGATACAAGAATAGATGACAATGGTCAATGGCAGATACAGAATAATTCGCTAAAGAGCATTAGTAAAATTGTTCCGTCCCACGAACCATGGCCGCGTAGAGAAGGTGTGGCCAGTGTGGCCAGTGGAGGTACTGCCAACGGGGGTCCTATAGAGCTAGGTACCGGCGGCGGAGCCAGTGGTAACAGCTCTAGCAGTGAAAACGGCACAGTTATAGCTGATCCTAAACAGCCTGCTCCAACAGCTAATATTATCATAGTAGATTGTGAAAACAATACTGTGACTAGCAGTGGTGGTCCTGTGACCGATAGTTCAGGCAGACCAGTGATTACAGGGACCGCAGCTAATCTAGATCCAGGGCCCAAAGATGCAGCCAGTAGAACTGTACAAAACCCGGTACCTGCATCGTCATTTAAACAAGGAGTTGTACCTAATCCACCAGCTGGCATAGGTGCATTAACTCAATTAGAGACCAGAGCACTACTCACACAGTTAGCATATGGGGAAAGTTCTTTTGACTATAAGATTGTTAATTCTCTCGGATACGCAGGTAGATACCAATTTGGAGCATCTGCACTATCCAGTTTAGAGTATATTAAAAATTCTGCAGTACAACTCTACGGAGGCAATCGCGCAATGAATTATGCCAGTAGTTGGACCGGTAAGAATGGAGTTAACAGTCTCGATGACTGGTTAGCTAACCATGGAGCCCAAGAATCTGCTGTTTATGAGCTCATGAAGAAAAACTATGAGTCCTTGACAAAAAATGGTGGCATAAAAAACGGTGACGATAAATGTTCTGTTGCTGGTATGTTATTGCTGGCACATAATCAAGGTGCCGGAGGAGCAGCGAATTGGAGAAAGACTGGTAATATTCCATCCCCTGCAGGAGGGCTCAATCCCAGTGGACATGTTTGGTTTAATAGAGGTAGATATGCCATCGACCGTTTGGCCAAGGGTCAATGAAAGAGTAAATATAAGTTATGCCTAACTATTATGGTTTTAGTACTTACAATCGTATAAAAAAATACAAGTTAACAGATTTTGAGTTAGTCAAGCAGGATCTGTTTAATCATTTTCATATACGTAAAGGAGAAAAACTCATGACCCCAAATTTTGGTACCTTAATTTGGGACATAATCTATGAACCTTTTACAGATGCAGTCAAGGACTTAATTTCTGATGATGTTACCAAAGTAGTTAAGTATGATCCACGTCTTAGTGTAGAAAATATTATAGTAACAGAATTTGTTGACGGAGTTATGATTGATCTTACGTTAAAGTATGTACCAACAAATGAAGTAGATACTCTATATCTAAAATTTGATAGAGAGTCAAGAGAGTTATCAGCCGAATAACTACCCATAAAATGCCGTCTAATAAATACACTAACTGGGTATAGAAATGGCCATTATTACACGTCAAACCGGATTACTGAGCGCAGAAAATTGGAAAAAGGTATATCAGACCTTTAGAGAGGCTGATTTCACTGCCTACGATTTTGAAACTTTACGTAAGAGCATGATTGATTATATCAAGCTCAATTATTCTGAAGACTTCAATGATTTTACTGAGAGCAGCGAATTTGTTGCTCTAATAGATCTTATTGCTTTTTTTGGTCAAAGTCTGGCGTTTAGGACAGATCTAAACGCCAGAGAAAATTTCATCGATACCGCTGAACGCCGAGATAGTATTCTTAAACTAGCGAGATTAATCAGTTATAATCCCAAGCGCACCGTGGCCGCACATGGTTTTTTAAAAATTGACAGTGTGACTACAACAGAAATTGTCTATGACAGCGATGGCATAAACCTATCAGGCAGCCAAATTTTATGGAACGATCCTGCTAACGAAAATTGGCTAGAACAATTTAATACAATTTTAAACAGTGTGTTAGTTGATAGTCAAGTTATTGGTAAACCGGCTAACTCAAAAAAACTTAACGGAATACGCAATGACGAGTACAGCGTAAATGTTGTTCCAGGAGTGGTTCCGGTATTTAGATTCGAATCAGCTGTAGAAGGAAATCGTACTACTTTCGAGGCAGTTGGGGCAACAAGTTATAACCAAAGTTACGTTTATGAAACGGCACCGAAAACCAATGGCGTTTTTAATTTATTGTATAAAAATGATAACCTTGGTAATAACAGCAACAACACAGGCTATTTTGTCTATTTTAAACAAGGTGAACTAAACAGTATTGATTTTACTATTAATGAAGTAGTGCCAAACAAAATTATCAATATTGATGTAGCGAATATCAATAATTCTGATGTGTGGTTGTACAGTCTAGACAGCAGCGGAGCACTACAAGATCTCTGGGAAAATGTGCCTGCGACGTCTGGTATCAATGTGATCTATAATAATAGAACTGATAGAAATCTCTATCAAATTAATAGTAGAACCAATGACCAAATTTCATTGGTGTTTGGTGATGGTAGTTTTAGTAATATACCTCAGGGTAATTTTCGTTTGTATTATAGAGTCAGCAATGGACTTACATATAAAATTAGCCCAGAAGAACTAAGATCTATTCAAGTCAGTATAGATTATGTTAGCAGATATAATAAAGTAGAAACCGTTACACTGCGAGCTAGCTTAATGTACACTGTAGGAAATGCATTGGCACGTGAAACAGTTAACGATATAAAAGAACGTGCACCACAACAGTACTACAGCCAAAATCGAATGGTTACTGGCGAAGACTACAATATCTTACCTTTCACTAGTTTTAGCAGTGTACAAAAAGTCAAGGCGGTTAACCGTACTAGTTCTGGACTCAGCAGATATCTCGACGTATTAGACACAACCGGCAAATATTCAAGTACCAATATCTACGGTGACGATGGTGTTTTATATCTTGACGAATTTTCAGCTAACACAGAATTTTATGTTGGAACCAACGTAGATATAAAGAAAATTGTTTATAACACGGTACTACCCACAGTGGTAACCAGTCAAGAGCTCTTGCATTATTACTATGCTAATGTCAGTGTCGAGTCACCAATTGCTAGTAGTATTAGTGCCAACGCTTTGGTGAATACTGTACGCTATACAATTAGCAGTGCAGGAACCACTGATTTTACTCAATTTGGCGCCGCAAACAATAATGTAGGCACCAGCTTTATAGCAGATAATGCTGGTAATAAAACTAAATCATATTCAGTTACAGCCAGTGGCAATGCTAACTATGTTTTTGGCGGCAACGTGTCTGGCACAGACCCAGACATTTTGTCTAAGATCGGGGATGTATTAGTTTTTAATGTTTCAGCACCAGGACACCCGTTTTGGATTAAGACCTTTCCTGGTACAGGTAATGCCAATGCTGTGACCACTGGGTTAACTACTAATAACGGTATTGCGTCAGGAACTGTGACCTGGAACACTTCTAATGTCACTGCCGGCACTTATTATTATTCATCAGAGAATCACGCTAACCTGTCAGGAAATATTATCATAAGCAGTTTTGGTACTGGACAAGTTACTAGTGATCTAATTTGGGTGTTGTCTACAGTAGGTGACAGTGCCAGCACTGGGTACTTTACCTATAACAATACCCCTAGTGCTGTAGGCAACAGTGTTACTACACAATCTAGATACATTAAGCCTGGGGCTATAATTAAATTTAGAGCTCCTGTCGGTTACTATTTTAACAGCATGAATAATCTAGTATTAGGAACTGTGAGTAGACCTGATGTGGAAAAGAATTTTATTCATACCACGATTGTACAATTATATGGAAATGGCACAAACAACGGTCAAGGAAATTTTGCCAATGGTACAGGACCGGTAGTCACAAATATAAAAGTACCAACCGGGGCTATTGTAGATGAAGTAACACCAGCCTTTGAAAATGAATGGACTACAACACTTACAAATTTGGTAATCGATAATCTGACAGGGTTAAACAACTTTGGTATGACTTATGATTCAGATTTACAGTCATGGCAGTTTGTGGCTGCAGAAAATCTAAATAGCTCTGAATGGTATCTGAAGTTTGTGTATGATAGTAAAAACAATAAGTACACTTTGACTTATAAAGGTATTAAGTACGTATTTCATAGCCCGGCGCAAACTAATTTTTATTTTGATCCAGCACTTAGCATCTACGACAGCGAAAACAATCGTGTTATTCGTGATCATGTTAAGGTATTAAAAGTAAACAGTAAGCCAGATAGTTCTTTGCCATTGGCGCAAGATTATATTTGGTACATCAGTAAGCCAATTGTAGAAAATGATGGGTATGTGCAAAACAAAAGCATATATTTGACTTACGCAGATACTAATAATGATACAGTTCCTGATATACCGGATCTGTTTAAAATTATAGTGGATCATAAAATTAATCCAAATAACAAGTTGATATTTTTTAAATCTGTATTAGGTTACAACAATTTTATCAAATTAGAGCTAGTTGACACAAATTCTGTTATCAGTAATTTTGAAACTATGGCCAGTGCATTGGCAGTGATTAGAAATTACGAACTTGATCAGTTGTTTTATTTTACCGGCGACAAAGAGTTTAGAAAAGTACAATTAGTCAATGATGTTAGAGTGTTTAGTTCCGCATTATCTGAATACAAAGTCTATTATGGTAGACAAAATCTCATGTATCAATACAGGCACAACAGTCCAAATACGAATAGAATAGATCCTAGCATCAGTAATATTATCGACATTTATGTATTAACAAAAGATTATGATGTCAGTTATAGGCAATGGCTGCAAGATACCAGTAATGCTGTTGTTGAGCCAGGTGCACCTACTAATACAGAACTGGCATTGTTGTATTCAGAATTAGAAAATTTAAAGAGCATTAGCGACACCATAGTGTTTAACAGTGCTAATTTCAAGCCTGTTTTTGGTTCAAAATCCGAATCCAGCCTACAATCTATTTTTAAGGTAGTGAAAAATCCTAATTTAAATATCAGTGATGCTGATATTAAAACTTCGGTAATTTCAGCTATTAATGAATATTTTAGTAGCGATAATTGGGATTTTGGAGAAACATTTTATTTCAGTGAGTTAAGCGCCTATCTTCATCGGGTATTAAGTCCGAATATTGCCAGTATTGTTATAGTACCTCGAAACTCCAATGTAGCATTTGGTAGTCTTTATCAAATCAATGCAGAAGCTAATGAAATTATAATTAGTTCAGCCACTGTGGATGATGTGGAAATTATAAGCTCATTATCTGCTAATCAATTAAATCAAAGTCTTTCTGTTGTAAATTAAACTCGGCGAACCCTAGACATGGCAGTCATTAGAAAAACACTGAATTTCCTACCAAACATTTTTAGATCTGAAACTAATAAAAAGTTTCTAGGATCAACTCTGGACCAGCTGGTTAGTGAGCCTAGTTTCACAAGGACCGATGGGTTTATCGGACGAAAGTTTAGCGTGACTTTTAGACAGTCCGACAACTACGTCCAGGAACCCACTACTAATAGAACTAACTATCAACTTGAGCCCGGGTTAATTGCCAAAAATAATTCCGGGGACATCGACTTTTACGCAGATTACATTGATATAATCAACAATATAACAAACAACAATGGTATTGCTAATAACCACGATAGATTATTCGAATCCGAGTATTACAGTTTTGATCCTAGGATCGATCTAGACAAATTTGTTAACTATAGTCAGTATTACTGGCTACCAAATGGTCCGGAAACAGTTACTATAAGCACTTTAGTTAGCACTACCAGTAATGTTATCACAGTGACTGGTAATGCTGCAAGTAGTGCCTATACAATTAACACGGCTGCTAATCCGACTATTAGATTAAATCGTGGTGTTACTTATGCCTTCACAGTAAATCACCCCGGCAGTAGTTTTTGGATTCAGACTGAACCTGGAATCATAGGAACTAAAAAGTACGCCTCGGCTACTAGCAGTCGTAGAGTACAAGGTGTTACTAATAATGGTACTAGTTCGGGCACAGTTACATTCGCTGTACCTACTGAAACTGTACAAGATTTTTACTTTGGCATGAAGTTAATTGATTATGTTGACTATGCTATATCTGACACCTTTACCAGTGTTGATGGTAGCAATTACACACTAGGTGTAACTGCATTCGATGGCAACAACGATTATCCCAAAGGTCGATTTGTAATTTTTTTAAATCCAAGTAGTAATTCTGCAGACTGGACTACACGCACCGGTAGTATAGTGCCTACTAATCAACGACGTGGTGTTTACCAAATTAATATAAATCATAACAATCAAGTCGAATTAACTTTTGTTAGATCATTACCAGCAACGCCGCGTGTACAAGTACAATTAGGAGCAACACAAGCCGGGGAAGAATACACGGTAACCAGTGATCAATTTGTTATGATCGATCCTATTACTGCACCAGTGACAAAATTATTTTATCAGAATAGTGTAAATTCTGCTCTTTGTGGTGAAATAGAAATAATTGATACACCACTTCAGATAATCAATGTAACAGCTAACATAATTGGTCAAACTAGTTATACTAGTCCAACTGGTGTAGTTTTAACCAATGGTATGAAAGTTTTTTTTGATAATACTGTAACGCCTAGTCAGTACCAAAACAAAACCTACATTGTTGAGGGTGTAGGCACTGCCATACGTCTAATTGATTTCAACAAACTCATCGGTGTCGAAGTAGAAAATCCTTTTGAGAGCGTTCCTTTCGACACTGTAAATTACGACATGGACCTATTCGACGGTGATGTACGAACCAGTTTCGGACATGACTACATTACCATTAATCGTAGCAGTTTAGACCTTAATGCTTGGAGTCGTAGCAATCGTTGGTTTCATATAGATGTTATTAAAAGCAGTGCTGCATACAATAATCGTGTGCCTGTTATAGATCAATCATCAAGAGCTCAGCGGCCTATAATAGAATTTGATCCAGACCTACGATTGTTTAACATGAGTAGAATTGGTGTAGATCTAGTTGATCAATTCTTTAGTCCTGGTACAGTACTAAATGTAAATGGTCAAGCAATTGTCTTAAACGACATAGCACAAATAAATCTGCTGCCAATTACCACAGTTAAAAATTATGGAATAAATTTACAAATCGGTCAGAAAGTAGTGTTTGCCTGTGATTTAGACAGCACAGTACGTCGCAGTATCTATAGAGTAGACACCGTAGATCAAAGTGCTTTATTAACCTATGACGGAATCTTAGCTGGTACTATTGAGTTAAAGTACCAAAAACGATTGGTAAACGGCTTTATGACCAGCTTTCTTACGGAACTGGTTCCTGGTGCCGATATTTACCTAGAAGACATGACTTATATAGGTAAGGTAGAACAAATATATTCTAACACTCAACTGTTATTAGATAGAGCACCTACACAAAATTATAATTCGGTGTGTTGTATTAGATATAACATTCCTAAGATTGTCCTAACTTCACTAGACGTTCTTGAAAGCTATGAATCTGTTACAGTACTAATCGGTGATAATGCTAAAAAAACTTTTTATCTTACAGCTTCGTTGGTATGGACACAGGCACAGCAAAAAAATTTATTAAACCAAGAACCATTGTTTGATGTTATTAATTCTGCTGGCCAAAGTTTTAGCAGCACTATAGCGTATCCAAACAGTTTATTTACTGGCACTAAATTATTTTCATATAAACGAGGCACGACCAGTAACGATCCAGTTCTTGGATTTCCAGTAAGTTATGCTGGCATTGAAAACAGTACAGGTGACCTTAATTTTGTTAATAATTTTGAAACTGATCAGTTTACTCATACAGTTTCTAATATTATCAATGACGAAGTCAGTAAAAAAATCTACACAGGATTTTTAGAAAAAATAACTGGTAGAACTACGTATGGAAAAATTAATGTTTGGAACAAGGTAGATCGGGCTACTAGGCAGTATCAACATTTAAGTAGCATATTCGATGGTGTAACTAGTTATTATGAAATTGGAGTAGTACCTGCTGCAGAATCAGTCACAGTAGGCAGCGAAACTTCACTACGAGTCTACATTAATAATAATCTTTTAATAAAATCTCGTCCTGGGCAATCAGATGCTTATAGCTATCAATTAGTAGGAACACGTAAAACTATTCGCATAGATCCGACACTGCTTTCAGCCGATGATAAAATTGATATTTTTGTTTATAGCAACGAAGTCAGTGATTTTGGATATTATACAATACCACAGAACCTAGAATACAATGGACAAAATCTACCAATTTCTTTGATAACATTAGGGCAGGTACGTAATCATTTTTACAAGATTGGCGAAACCGCTAAGGGATTTTTGGGATTAGCATCGGCTTCTAGTAATCTCAGGGATATTAATACAGATACATTAGCGGGTACATTATTACAGCACAGTTCTCCATTGACTGTTACTGGATTATTTTCCAATGACCGTCAGGCCAATTTTTATCATAGTATTAATTTTGCAAGAAAAGAATACACAAGATTTAAAAATAAATTTTTAGAATTAGCCAGTGTACTCCCGGAAGCAGCAAGTGGTGATGTATCGACTATTGTTGATTTGATAATGTCTAATATAAATCAAGTTAAAGATAGCAGTTTCCCTTGGTATTATTCTGACATGGTTCCTTCAGGAAAAAATTATAAGTCTATCATTTATTCGATTACTAATCCAAGCACAAAAATCTATAATATTACCACTGCGTTTGCTGATTCTGTGCCAAGCTCAAAAAGTATCTTAGTTTATTTAAATGGAATTCAGTTAATCAAAACCAAAGACTACACATTTAGTACTAGTCCAGTGGTTATTATTGATACATCTGTTACATTGTCATTGAATGACATACTAGAAATTAGAGAGTATATTAACACCAATGGTAATTATGTTCCTGAGACTCCAACCAAGTTAGGGATTTATCCTAAATTTCAGCCTGTACGATATTTAGATAATACTTATAGAACTCCGACTTATGTAATACAAGGGCACGATGGCAGTCTAATTCCAGCATTCAATGATTTTAGGGATAATCTTGTTTTAGAACTTGAGTATAGAATATATAATAATATAAAAACTGAATACTCAAGAAATCAATTTGATATATTAGCACAAATTCCTGGGAACTTTAGAACTACTGATTATTCTCTTAGCGAATTTAATCAGATTCTCAATGTAGAATTTTTGAAATGGGTAGGTTCTAATCAAGTTGACTACATAACCAATAATTATTTTGTTGGTAATGACAGTTTTACCTACAATTACAATAAATCAGTAACTGACAATAATCAATACTTGCCGGGATTTTGGAGAGGAATTTATAAATTTTATTTTGATACAGACCGCCCGCATTCGCACCCGTGGGAAATGTTGGGCTTCACTGTCAAGCCAACATGGTGGGATACTTACTATAGTTGGACTAACCCAACTAAAAGAGCTGCGCTAATTTTAGCCATAAGCAACGGATATATAAATGATCCTGCACAACCAGTAAGTATTAACACTGTATATGCTAGACCCGGATTTAATCAAATAGTACCTGTTGATAATTCAGGTAATCTGTTAAGTCCAATGACTATATTAGTAAGAAACTATAATAGCACTACGTTCGGTAATAATTTCTCAGTAGGCGATCACGGTCCAGTAGAGTCGGCATGGCGTAGGAGTAGTGAATATCCATATGCACTGCATAGAACTATGGCATTAATGAAGCCTGCTAGATATTTTGGATTATTATATGATATCAGCAGTTATAAACTTGACTCAAGTTTAACTTATCCACAATTTAGAAATATTAATCTTAGTAAAAGATTGGCAACCACAGAATATCCAATTCCATCTGATACTGTGCGTACAGCTGGATATATCAATTGGATTCACGGATATTTAACCAGTCAAGGCTATCAATCTTCTGATCTCATTGAGTCAAAGTTAGCTAACTTAGAAATAAATCTAACACATAGACTGGCTGGATTTAGCGACAAAAAGTTTTTAACAGTAATAGCAGAGCAGCAAAGCACAGCTACTAATCAACGATCAATTATTATCCCTGATGAGAATTATTCGATCAATTTAAATAAAAGTGTACCTATAACCACAGTGGTTTATAGTGCCGTAATTATTGAACGTACCGATACTGGTTTTACTGTGTCAGGATTTGATACCTCATTTCCATATTTTACAATTATTCCAAGCGAAGTTACTGGAAAATCATACACTGTAGAAGTCTTAGACCATAGAGGGGTAATCTATCTTGATTTCAAGTTAGAAAAGCTGACTGTTCCTTATGGGTTTGAGTTTGTAACAGAACAACAAGTAGTAGATTTCTTAATCAGTTACCAACGTTATCTATTAGGCCAAGGTTGGATATTTGATAATTATAGCAGTGATCTTGGTTATAATCAGGACTGGGTACTCAGTGCTAGAGAATTCTTGACTTGGGCTTCTCAAGGCTGGAAGTCAGAAAATATTTTAGTTGTGAGCCCAGTGGGAGACACAATAAGTTTTTACAATGATGAATCTGTCGTTGATAATATTGATGGCCAGACCGGCAGATTGTTAGGTGTAAATTTTAATGTTATACGTCGAAGCGAATTTAGTATTACCAGAGATGGGTTGTTAACTAAAATTTTTACCATAAGTGGCCAAAGTATTGCATTTGCAGAATTAAATTTAGTTCAATTTGAGCATGTGCTGTGCTTCGATAATGTTACTGTTTTCAACGACATAGTGTACAAACCAGAATTGGGCAGCAGAAAATCCAGACTTAAATTAGCTGGTGTTAAAACTGCCCAATGGGATGGACAATTAACACCACCTGGTTTTATATACTCTAGCGGAAAAATTGACGAGTGGACTGCTGGCGTTGATTACAAAAAAGGTGATATTGTACTATATAAAAACAAGAACTACACTGCAACACAAAATCAAATTGCCAGCGACAGTTTTAATTATAACTATTGGACTCTGCTAGATAGCACTATTACACAAGAGCTGATACCAAATTTCAGCTACGGTGCTAGTCGGTCAACGGACTACTATGACATTGACAATTCACCAGTTGATGAAGAATTTGCTAAATTTAGCCGAGGCCTAATAGGATACCGTAGTCGTTCATACCTGGCCAATCTTGGCATGAGTGAAACTACGCAATCAAAATTTTATCAAGGCTATATTAGACAGAAAGGCACTCGTAATGCTGTTGATGCGCTAGCTCGTGCACGATTTGATGGACTAGAAAATAACATCGAAATCTATGAAGAATGGGGCGCTAGAGTCGGTGAATATGGCGCAATTGATAGCAATCCGGCAATTCAGATTATTCTGGAAGAAAGTGTTTTTAACAATAATCCATTAATATTTGAGCTTTTAGATAATAATAATACAGGCCAAGGCACTGAATCTAGGAAATTACTTCCCTATGATTTACTGAGTCGACCAGAAAATTACAAGTCTGACATTTTCTTGAATCGCAACGTGATTCCTGATACTGTGTATAAAATAGAATTATTCGGTGATAGTATCATGTGCGGACGTGATCCTGCTTATGCAGGGGCTAGCTTGACCTGTGTTGCCGATCAAATCACAGGCAGAGTCAACAATCCTCCAGATTTCTTGATTTACAGTAATTTAGACAGCGCATATAAGGTTGCAGTTACCACACGTTCATCGCAGAATTCTACTTCTGGAAATTTACTAGCTGGGAGCGATGGCGTAAACGGCGCATGGCCCGATGATATTGAAGCTGATATTGTGGTGATTAATCATGGGTTAATGGATGCTAAAAACGGTGTCACTCTGACAGCTTATAAAAATAATTTAATTGCACTAAGACAAAAGCTGCGTCCTGAGCAAACCTGTTTGTGGGTTACACCAACACCTATTAGTTCTGCCACCGGTGCAGCATGGACTTCGGCTGGCGGTTACAGCAATATCAGTGATTATGTTAACACTATGAAATCAGTGGCTAGGTTGTACAACGACTACATTGTAGATGCCTACAGTTTAACAGGATACACTGATACTCTTGGTGCAGATGGGTTACATCCTACTCAAGCTGGTTATAATTTGTATGTAAACAATGGCATAGTTCCAGAAATTAAAAAGATTATCTCTAATCACCAAAGAACATTTATTAAAGATTACGAGGATGATATTAAATCAGCTGGGTACGTAAATCAAGCTGATGTCAATGGACTTATTTTTGATATAGCTCAACTCGATCAAGTTGCATCCGACATTGTGAGCAATCTCAGCACTGGATACAAAATTTGGATAGCCAAGTATTTTAACAAAGATTGGCAAGTAATAAGAGCTTATAAAAATGTTGCCAGTGTAACATTTATTGACCTAGATCTCGACCAAAAAATTATTGTAACCACAGATATTGCTCATAATTTAGAAATTGCTGATGTAATTGCTATTAAGAATGCCAGAGACGACATAGATGGTTTTTATCAAGTATTTGATGTTACTGACACAACAATTGTGCTCGTGGCCCCGGCAGCGGTAATAGCCAACTTGGTAGATAATCCTGTTGTTGATATTACAGGTGAAATCTATGACTTTGTAACCTTGCGTTTCGCTACTATATCAGACGGACTTAGAAATACTCCGCGCCATGGATGGTTAGATACTGATCTAGCCTGGATCGACAGGGTAAATGATGCAACAGCATCTTGGGCGGTATTTGGAATTACTGACATTGTTAATTCTGTTATAAATTGGAAACTAGTTCGCAGTGCTGAGCCTAAAGTAGATCTAAATAGCATCAACAATTTATATTTGTATAGCCAAAAAACTAAAAAAATACTTACAAGATTAGATATTTTTGATCCTGCCAAAGGTCGTGTACTAGGTGTAGTAGCTGCTGACATAGATTACACAGGTAGTGTAGATCCTGCACAGTATAACAGCAAAATAACGGATAATACTCTGTCAGTTGACAATCAGGTTGCTTGGGGACAAAAACAACTAGGGCAATACTGGTGGAATATTGATCAATGCCGATTCATTGATTACGAACAACATACCATTGATTATCGCGTTAGCAATTGGGGAAAGCTGTTTCCTGGATCATCGATTCATGTATATGAATGGATAGTCAGCGATTACTTGCCTAGTGAGCATGTAGAACTTGGACTAGACGGTGTGCCTCTATATGCCGAAAATCAGGCTTATTCAGTGGCTAACTATGTTGATCCAGATACTAATGCTATTACCACCAGATATTTTTATTGGGTACGTAGTCGCAAAAACAAATTCATAGTAGATAAAATTAATAGTTCCTACTCATTAGAGAACATGATTATGTCTCCTGCAGCACAGGGCATTCCGTATGTGGCTGCTCTGAAGTCTAACGCCATTGCTTTATACAATGCAGGGCAATACTTGGTCGACATGGATACTGTGTTGTATGTTAGTTATCAGAATCAAGTTAATGATAGAATTATACATACTGATTTTAAATTAGTTCAAGATGGTAATGAACAAAGTCTTATTCCTGAACGAATAGAGAAAAAAATTATAGACAGCCTAGTAGGTGCTGACGCTGTTATGAACATTGTTCCTGATCAAGCTCTAAATGCTTATGAAAGACTTGGTATTGGAATACGACCACGTCAGACGTTGTTAGTCAATCGTTTAAAAGCAGTTGAAAATGTCATCAAGTACGTTAACAGTGTTTTGCGTGAATATCCAGCAGCTGGCAGACTAATCAATAACGATCTGATCAATTCTGACAATTTTTATGCTCTTGACCCCGAACCGGCTACTACAGAATACAATAATCGTGTAACCAGCTACGCTAATTTACTGTCACAGATTAGCAGCCCTTCTGCTAATCAATTAGTGTTAGTGGCAGCCGATGAAACCAATGACAATTATTGGGTGCTGTATCGGCGCAATTCAAGTAACAGTCAATGGGTGGCTGTTAAACGTCAATCGTTTAATGTGCCATTGTTATGGTCCTTTACTGATTGGTATGCCAATGGCTATGATTATACAGTCCAACCTAATTTTACTGTACGCACTCCGATGGAGCTATACAAGTTGCCAATTGGCAACGGCACTATTGTTAAAATACTTAACACAGATCAAGAAATTATTTCTGGAACTTATAGGGGAGTAGAAGAAACCCCTGGTAATTTTGAAATATATAAATTTACCTATGAAAACAATCGTTTAAAATGGAACCTAATAGGTCTTCAAAACGGTACTTTCCAGATTAAAGATCTATTTTATCAAAGCCAGGGATTTGATTCGGACCCGTACGACACCAGTTACTATGACTATAATTTCTTTATCGAATTACGTTATGTTCTTGCTGGGTTAAAACAAGATGTGTTCATTGCCGATCTGGCTGTTAACTATAACAAGTTGATGTTTTTTGTCATTGATTACATTTTAAGTGAACAAACTTACATTGATTGGTTCTTTAAAACTAGTCTTGTTACTGTACTACATAAAATTTCTGGTCTACAACAAGACCCAGGATTTATTAACGATAGACAAAGTTACTATGAAAATTACATTCAAGAAGTCAAGCCTTATCGAACAAAAATACGTCAATATATATTAAATTACAGTGAGATTGAATTACCTCGTTTAGCTGTTACTGATTTTGATCTTCCTGCTTACTACGACCAAAATTTAAAAATATTCCGTAGCCCCAATGGAGACCTGTCAACCGTTGACACTGCTAAATTTTCTGAAGCTGCATATCAGGATTGGTATAATAATCATACCTATACTATTGGTAGTTTAGATATAGCATGGCCTGGTTACGGTTATTATGATTGCCATAATGGTGGTGCCGAGCCCGACATCGCTATTGTGCGTACAGACACTAATACCGGTGTAAATGCAGAATATACCACTCGCCTGTCAGGGCTTAATAGTATATCTAAGGTTGATCTAGAGACCACTGGTAATAATTATATAACTACACCGTTAGTCTCGGTAATCGGCAACGGTGCAACACCTATTAGTGATCGAGCAATTTACGAATTCCGTGTTAGCAGTACCGGAACTAACGAATCTAATGCCAGTATTAGTTTTGGTTTATACAGTATTAGTTCAGCGTCCATGCTGTACTCAACTGTGACAAACGGCTATACCATGCACAGAATACGTCGTACCGACGGTGTAGTCGAATTCAGCAGAGGATATAATATACCTAATCAAACCACTGCCAATTATGCAGGATTTACCGGCAGTGATCTAGCTTCAGATCTCGGTGCTACTACTAAAGATTACATTGTAGTGGTGCATACATCGGGCAATCCTGAGCCTTACAGGTTGCAAACAGATCTACTAGAAGCCATGTATAGTTGTGGTGCCAGTGACGAAATCTATAATTCAGCTACTGTATTTAAAACTGGGGGTGCTTACGTACTAGTAGGTATTCCTGGTTCAGGAAAAGGCAATGGATTAGAAAATTATGCCGGTAGTACTAATAACAGCACCGATGCAGCCTGCTGGGTAGAATTTAAATTACGATCCGGCATGTTAATTCCCACAGCGGCATTTCCCAGAGCCGAATATTTTAGTACCACTGTTACCAGATCTCTACCTGGGGATAAGCCGCCGCATTATGCAGTAGTAGTACCCAGAATGACCAACACCACAGTTCGTAAAATTCGAACCGTGATAAGGTTTGATAGAACACAATATACCAGTGTAGTCAAGGATTGGACGCCGGTAGGGTATGATACTAATAAATTTGATTATTCTGGCACTGATTTTATTGATCCTTTTGATAAAGGATATAAAGCAGGTAGCGTGTTGAGTTATCAAGGACAAGCATACCGCCTTACAAGAGACATGTATTCAAGGTATTACACAGAAGGTTCAGCTAATGTTGCTGTGGTTCCTGGAAACAAATTTGAATTTGCTGCCACCAATGTTATCGGTGCAGACCAGGATCCCTCAAGTCGAACCTACATGCATGGTTATTTTAATAATGCCAATGACAGGATCATGGCCTATTACCAGCCCACTGGACTGATGACACCCAAAGAACTAGCCAGGCTGGTTCCTGGTATTGATCCTGCCCAGACAGTTATAGGTAATACTACCATTGGAGTAGACACTATTCTAGTAGGTGATACTTTTAGTAGTGTGGTAGGTATTAGTCCTGGAAATATCAAGGTAAATGGTGGAAGTTTTGTCAGCAACATTTTCTCGCATGCGCCAGAAGAGCTCATGCCGGGGCAAACATTTGATAGTCTTACCATGCGTGTAACAGTGAATAATAGTATTGCTAGTACCAACGTTACCGGAGTTCCGTATGTGGCTAATATTAGTACTACTAGTTTCGGACTGTATAAAGACCTAAACGGTAATGTTCAGTACTTTACTTACGGATCTGCGACTACCACGCTGGCACAACCATTGTCCCTTACAGACGCAAACATTTATGTTAGCAATGGCAGTTTGCTGGCAGTACCGAATCCTGGTGCAATTGTGCCCGGTATTGTTATGATCAATGGTGAACGCATACAATACTATGTCAAAGACGGTAATAGGCTTAGTCAATTGCGTCGCGGAATCAATATCACTGGCGCTGCACTGGTGCATCCAGTGGGTAGCAGAGTAGATGATGTTAGCTCAGCTGTTGTAGTGAATGTGATAAAAGTATAAAAGGCCTAGAATAATTATGATAAATATTGAAAAGTCACAAGAAACTGATCCCAAGCCACCTGTACCTCAAGAACCCGACGAACACAGTGGCATGATTGTACAGGGATTCTTTAAAATTTCGGATCCAGAATCTGGTGAAATAATTATACAAGGTCGCGATTGAAATGACAAAAACTGAGCTTAAAATCACTGGACATGTTAAGATATTTGATCCTGTGAAACATGAAGTATTTGTTGATCAACATAATGCTATTCACTTTGAAAATATAAGTGAAGCGTTGGCCTATAGTTTAGCCAATAAAAAAACTAACTTTATCAGCGAAATGCATTTCGGGCGTGGTGGCACTAGTATAGATGCCAGTGGTGTTATCAATTATTCGCCTGCTAACATTAACTCACAGAACAGCAATCTATATAATCCTACATTTTTTAAGATAGTAGACGACACTGATCAAGAAAACACAGATCCTATTAGAAATAATATGACTGTGCGTCATGTTCCTGGCACTGTATACACCGACATTTTGGTTACTTGTTTGTTAGATTATGGTGAACCAGCTGGACAGTATGCGTTCGATAACGCGACTAATGTTGAATCACCGTTTGTGTTTGATGAACTAGGATTAAAAGGATGGAGTGCAGCAGGAAATGGCACTGGTAAGTTACTTACTCATGTGGTTTTTCACCCAGTGCAGAAAAGTTTGAATCGTCTTATACAAATTGATTACACAGTTAGAATACAGAGCTTGACCAATTTAACTGGAATTTAAACTAGACTAAATATCATATATAATTTGGAGTCACAGGTTTATGCCCTACGCAATTCATTTAACCAACAATACACTTAAAACCACAGTAGCGGATGGTACCACAGATGTATCGTCTACCAGTATAGCACTGGTAGGTAAAAACTTTCCAGGGTACGGCGAGTATATTAACGAAAATTTTGTTAAGATGTTGGAAAATTTTTCCAACGCCACAGCACCTGGTGTTCCATTAACTGGTCAATTGTATTACAATAGCACTAGCAAGGTTATGTTGGTTTGGGATGGTACTGCCTGGGTAGCAGCAGGTAAAAACATTACTTTAGATCAAACCAGTAGTGCACTACACTATATGACTGTGGTTGCTTCTGAGACTGGTGCCCCTGACCTTAAAACTACCAAGGACAAAGGTATTACAGTACAGCCTAGCACAGGAAAGATTGGCGTAAATACTTCTCAAGTTCCAACTGCATATCTCACAGTAAACGGTAGTTCCGACAGGGCTAGAGCCCTACCGTCAGCAGCATATACAGGAACCATTGGAAGTTTTTATGGAGCAGACAGCAGCTACGCCATTTTAAGCATTGATGCTTTCGGTGATGCATTTACCTTACCTGGTTGGTGGATGCGTAAGGCCCGTGGAACTTCAGCGTCATTGACCGCAGTACAATCCGAGGATCCATTAGGAGCCATTGCTGCAGGTGGATCTACAGGCGCCAACACCTACGCTCAATTACCCAGTGCTGGTGTGATGTTTATGGCTACTCAGGCTTATACTGCTACTAATAATGGCAGTAGAATTGATTTTTACACTACTCCAAATAATGCAAATGTCTGGGTTAAAGCCGCTAGCATTGGACAAAACAGAGATTTCACTGCCAATGGTGATGTTATAGCCTATGGTTTATCTGACGAACGTGTAAAAGAAAATATAGTTACAATTGATCACGCACTTGAAAAAGTATTACAGCTTGACGGTGTTACTTTTAATTGGCGGCCAGAAGCAAATAAGGAAACCGAACAAAGAGAACCCGGAGTAATCGCTCAACAAGTTCAGCAAGTGTTGCCAGAAGCGGTGCTAACTCGAGGCGATGGACATTTGGGTGTTCGTTACGAGAAACTTATTCCATTATTGGTAGAGGCTATCAAAGATTTACAAAAAGAAATAATTAGTATTAAGACTAAATTAGCCTAATAGGAAATAGTGTGACATTACAATTATCTGGGCCGATATCTTTAGGGAACATACAAGCAGAGTTTGGTGGTGCACCAAATATTGCACTGAGCGAATATTATGCTGGTGGATCGTATGTCACACCAGGTACCACAGGAACTTATCAAGGTACGGTCACTGCTATTCCTAGTTCTGGCCTAAATTCTTTAGGCAGATACTATGGCGCAGCTTCAGCTGGAGCTCCTGTTTATACTCCTGGGACCGAAACTTATCTAATTGCACCTAGTGCTCAAACAGTCAATGAAGGCAGTGCGATAAGTTGGACTATCACAACTAGCAATGTCAGTAGTGGCACTGTATTATATTGGACCAATTCTGGAACCACAGTAGCCAGTGACTTTGTACAAAACACTAATTCAGGATCAGTTACAATCAATGGTGGAACAGCATCATTTAGTTTAACCTTGGCCAGTGACTTTGTCACTGAAGGCACTGAGTCTATAAACATTAGTTTACGAACCACTAGTATATCAGGTACTATTGTGGCCAATGCAAACAGTGTAGTGGTAACTGACACTAGCACAGGCGGAAATCTTGTTGTTAATATTACATCGAGTGCAGTCAATGGTGTAGATCGTCATTCATCCACTGTGTTGCATACGAAACATGTACCTAACAACGAACCAGGACCTGGCAACATACAAGTATCAGGGCGACAGTCTGGTAATGGCCCATTCTGGATAGCTGATCAAGCGGTTAGCACCAACCAAGTCTACAGAATTGATGCACGAATTCCTGCTGGACACACTGCTATTACCGAATGGCCGTCAAGTTCCTCGGAATTTCAAGAATATTTTGACAGCGCAGGGGCTATTGTTGCATCGGGATCTAGTGTTAGACATGTTAGAACAGAAGAAGTTCAGTACACTGCATATGATGCTAAACTTGGAGGAGTAACAGCCAAAGGGTATGCTGTTAGTAATTGGGGTATCTATGATGGAGCATTTAGTAGCACTCGTCAAACTGTTTCACAAACGGGACTTACTGGCCAGGTTGTAAATAATCAAAGTTGTCGAATACCAGGAACACCTTATGTGTTCTTAGGCACTCACTACGGTAACAATACTACCATTCTTGCAGTAGGAACTGCTGTGGGGCAGACTGGCCTAAATACCGCTTGTGCAATCAGCGTTTACCTGTATGAAGCTGATGGTACCACACTAGTTACCACTAATCAAAACCCATTTTGGACTTACATTCCTGCTCCCAATGGTTATGGTTGGAATGGTACTAGCTATGTGGCTAACGTATGTTGGGAAAGTACAGGTGCTGATCCGGCCAACGATATTTGGCGATCAAATTGGATTGATATTAGTGAAACCGGCAATAACAACAGTGCCAATACCGAATTTGTTGGTCAATTAAGAACACGCTTAGGTAATGGAACTGCCTTTGTGCTAAAGTTTGCTTTAGGGCATCAACCGGGTGGTGCTTAATGCCATTTCAGCAAAAAGTAAGTGATATCCTGCTCGGTTAACCTGGCACTTACTTTGTACTTGTATCCATAGTACATTTGGTCTATGACTCTTTGGTAGACGGGTGTTTCCAATGAGTGTTCGATGACCCACTGACCTTTTTCACTTTGTTGGAATTGCCATAATGGTTCAGCAGCATAGATATCAGGATCATCTACATCGCCCATGGTGAATTCATGGACGACTTGCCACCGTCCTTTATCCAACGAATTCACTGGACATGGGGAAAATTTGTGCAATAGCGGCCGCACAGGCTCTAGCCACTTCGATATGCTCTTGCTGAGTGCCATGGGCGCTCCTGAGTTCGATATAGTGAATCCATGAACGCAGCGTACCATTCATGTACAAGCGACTTTCCATAAGCCCTTCAGGTAACACAGTACGAGCTTGTTCTTTGGCAATACCATTTTCGATAGCCCAATTATAAGCGAATCGTGCTTCTCTTATTACATTATCTTGTAGTCCCTGCCAAGCCTCTTGTAACCATTTCACATCGGTTGGAATACTGTTTTGTCTATTTTTAGGATCTTGCATCCTGGCTTCACGATGTACAAAGTTTAAGTCTTTAACTGGATCTGCATAACGTTGACTAAACTCTTGAAAGCTAAAACTGCGGTGTCTTAGTATCTGTCTAGCAATATCTCTAGTGGTAGTAATCTCCATGCAAGCCGAAACCATTTCCAGCGGGCTCCAATGCTGATGCTTGATCAAGTATCTGATCAGGCGTTCACTGGTTTCTGTGTTTAGTTGATTACTGGGATTGCTGACACGAGCGCAATAGGCAACAAGGTCTTGTAGGTCAGGTACAAGATCATGGTCATAATCCGCCAGCATGTCCTTGGAGGCCTGGCTATAACTAATTAATCTTACTTTCATAGGTCTTTTAACATTTTGTCTGTGATAGGTTGTACTGTTTTTACTAAGTCGTCGAGGTTAACATAAAAATCAATGTCGGCGATAAACATGTCTAGTGCTTTTAATTTAGTATCTAGTATATCCTCTAGATCTTCGGGATTAATGCCGTTTCTTAATAATTCTTGTATGTCTATGTTAATTCGTGTTCCGTCGACTAGATTTACAGTTAATTTTAACAAAAGATGAAAAGGTATCTCATCTTTGTCTACTTCACTTAATATTTTTTTCCACTGAGCTTTGGCACTTACATTAATCTTTTTTAGACCGGATCGTTTTTGTTTTTGTTTTTTTGGCGGCTGGTTCATTTAAACTAGGATCCAATGTTGCAGCTTCGGCTAACAATGCCTCTGCTTCTTTGAGCAATCTAGCTGCATCAGCTTTCATGTTTTCTGCTTGGGCAATACGTTGTTGAGCTAGATCGTGGTCACTGAGTATTCCCGAGGATTCAGTTACCGACGTAGTAGGACTTTGTTTATCCAGCTCTGCTAAACGCTGTTTGGCATCCTTACCTTTGGCCATTTCGTTTAAAATACGATTAAGCTCGTCGAGTTTTACACTGCTGGTACTGTTGGGAGTTACTAACACCTGATTACATGCTATCTTTTTAATATAACCACTTTTGTGTAGACTTTCTAAACAGTTTGCACCATCCTGCATGACATTTCTAAATAGTGCATCAGCTAAATTTTGTGATTGTTGCCCAGAAGGACTTTCAAGCACCTTCATGACTTCGTCATGCAGTAACCTGGGTAAAGTCTCACTATAAGCAACTAGACACATATGATCTTCGTTGGGAACTTCTCTAAATAGAATAACAATTTTTTTCCCAGCATGTTTTCCTACGTGTTTAATCATGATTGATCCTTAACTTCATTTTGATTTTCTTCCACATTAACACCGGCACTTTGTAAAAACCCTACCAGTTTGTCGTAGAGTTGACCTACGGTACTAAGCTCTTGGGCCTTCCACACTCCGCGGTTAGTGCAAATACTTAAAATCTGTACCACCGTGGCGATATCTGTTAACGTTAGTCCTGGTCGCGTTTCCGGCGATGTAGTTTCAGCTTCGTCAGACATATTGATCTCCATTATATACATTTATTTAATGGGATCTTGCGCCAGTCTAAAATTTATTTAAGTCTGGCAGCAGCATGGCAAAGTAACTGGCTTCGCTGTGTATTTCGAATGCAGCACGTTTTTGTAACACAGTGCCAATACTTAGGTTTCCTGAACTGTCTAGGCGCATGGGTTCAGTGTCACCACGATCACGCTGACGATACACATCACCCAGAAAAAATCTTCCTGTTAGATTCTCCCAAATCCAGTCTGAGAGCTTTTTCTCGTTGGTACTTAAGTCAAAGTCCACTGCGAAAAAATGCGGTGGACAATGACTTAATTGTCTAAGCTCAAAGGTGTTTAAGGGATTAGGTTGGTAGCTTTTTGCGATCATCTTCGATAATAATATTAGGACGGTCGAGATCCTCTTGGGCTACTTCAGGCATGGTCAAACGGTCCCCAAGGCACACTTGAGCGGCATCAACGAATGTCTGCATCAAATGCGTTTGTTTGGTGATGTCGGCAATTTCTGCCGAACGTGCTAGATCATCAAGAGCCTGCTCGCAACGGAACAAACGTCGCTGAAGGTCTAGCACGACTTCTCGTGCTACCTTGAGCTTGGTAATATCTTTAGGATTGATAATTTCCATTGTTACTTAGCTCCTTTAACGGCGTCTTCGTATATGGCATGAATACCAAAGGGCGGCTCGGCATTGCGATTACCCTTAATAATCCATACAGTGTCGCAGTAGTTCTCGTCACCCCAAGAACCATACGGCATGCCATCAGTGAACACAATAAACTTCTTGGGTTCGATACCTGCCTCTTTCATGTATTCCCAATTTGCCATAAAGTCAGTGCCACCACCACCTTTGGGTTCATAGCTGGCAATAGAGTCCATGTTCTCACTGGTAAACAACTGATCGTTGTAGACTTCGGTATCAAAACTCCACACGCGAATCCTGTACTCCTCATAACTTTCCATGATACCTTGAATCTCACTCAAGAAGATCTTGAGTTCAGTCTCACCAATGCTACCAGAAGTATCAATTGCTATACAGATGTCAATCTGCTCACCGGGCTTCATGCCAGGCAAAATGGCGTCCATATGCCAACTACGGCGACTGGGCTTGAGCCAGGTATAGTCTTGCTTGATGGTACTTTGAATTTGTTGTAGCAATAATTCACGCCAGTCAATTACAGACTCAGTCATGTCTTGAATTAGTCGCTTGACACCAGCAGGAACATTACCTGCGCCTGCGGCCTGTGCTGCCTGTAGTACAGCATCTTTGATCTCGTCACGCAGTTCCTTGGCTAGTTTTCTGCCAATTCGAGGTCTGCCACCTTCACCATCTTCATTCTCACCATCGGTGTCGTCACCATCAATGTCCAAGTGCTCATCTAAGACCTGCTTCATGAGCTCGCTAAGAGGAATCTTCTCTGCATTTTTGTACAGTAAATCATAGACTTCCTCAAAGCTCATGCCGCGGTACTTGGGGTTCAACAAGATCGGTACCTTGGTGATCTTGGTACCAATGTTGTGATCTACTAAGTCTTGGTTCACGCAATAGTCGGCAGCAATGTTACTGAGAATAGGGTCACGATGCTCACGACGAGCCAGGTGATCATAGACTACATGCAAGACTTCATGACCAAACAAGAACTCACACTCGCGTAGACTAAGCGAATTGATAAAGTTACTGTTATACCAAAAATGACGTCCATCAGTGGCAGCAGTGGCGCACCACTCATCTGCGTTCTTGAGCTTGAGACGAGTTGCCAAGTTACCAAAGAATCCAGCCTTAAGCAAGAGACCAACACGAGCAGTGATCAACTTCTCTAATGCGGCTGCGTTGACTTTTGGGTCAGTAACAGTTTTCTTAACAGACTTTTCTGCTACAGTAGTATCTTCACGTGCCATACATGCTCCTTTAAGATATTTACATTATATGCGATAACCAAAAGGTAGTCAACTTGGGGGTCTGAGCCCCCTTTTGGACTAGTTGGCGTTACTGACTGCTGCTACTACATATTTTCCGAAACGGCGGTGAAACTCATCAAAATGCTTGAGCTTGCCGGGCACAAACGGAATGTTGTAAGTAGTAATCGCAACACGAGCCGCCATAACTACAAGCTCGGTATTGAAATTATCCATAATGAAACGGAAGAAGTTATCTGCCATTCCATTCCACTTGTCCAACTTGCCATTGGCCTTGTCATAGGCATCCTTAAGCTCGTAGCACAGGCTAATAGTCAGCGAGTACATAGCAGATACTTCTTTGACTTTAAGCTCAGTTACCTTGCCTGCAAGCACTTCAACAGGGTCAGGCATCTGTCCACTTACCTTGCGGTGAGCCATAAACTTGACCGCCATACCTTCGCCAACAGCACCAGCCACCAAGTCGGTGAGACCAGCGTCATTGTCCTCGTCCAACAACTCGCTGACAAAAGTCCAGCTACGTGGAGTAGCAAAACTACGACCTGCCGAACGCGGGTCAAAATCAAACAAATCACCCTTAGCAAAGCTCAAGTAGCCAACTACATCTTTATGGATGCGATTGTTCACAGCCCAAGTCTGCCAAGAGTCAAAGTCCACACGCATTTCTAAGTGAACAAAGCGATTAGCAAGAGGACTTGGCATACGATAAGTCACACCTTTGTCGCTGTCGCGATTGCCTGCTGCCACCATAACAACATTGTCAGGCAAATGATACTTGCCTACACGACGATTCAAAATCAGCTGATAAGCCGCAGCCTGAGTAGCCGGAGGAGCTGAGTTCATTTCGTCCATGAACAAGACCACAATGGGATACTGACTGGCAGTTTCCTCGTCAGGAAGTTCGATCGGGGGAGCCCAATCCATCTTGCCGTTGTCTTTGTTGTAGAACGGGATACCACGCAGGTCGGTGGGCTCCATCTGACTCAAACGAATATCAATCATGAGTCCGCCCAAGTCCTCAGCAATGCCAGCAACTAATTCTGACTTGCCAATACCCGGAGGACCCCACAGAAAAACGGGACGTTGACGCTTGAAGCAACGCAGTAAAGCACGACGAGCTTCAACACTGGTAACGGTACGATTTTCGCTTACTACTGCCATTTTTGGCTCCTTTGTGTTAGTATAAATCAAGTATAAAACAGAATCCGCTGCTAGTCAACTTACTTTGGCAAACGGAAAAAGGGTGTTGCAAAATAACTACTCATAATCACACTGGCCAACCATGTTTCCACAGTATAAGGAATCTCCAAACCAACATGACCAAATAAGGTGTTTAGTGCCCAAACACTGAGGAATGGGATCGCTGCTGCAATAGCCAAAGCTATCAGTAGAAGTACAGCGTTTCGCATATTAGGCCTCAACACGAGTGCAGAACCACTGCTCACGCTCAATCTTGCGACGAGCTGCTAGCATGGTATTCCGCAGTTTACGCACTTCTGGGGTATTAGCAGCAGAGATGCCACCTAATGCTTTGAGTTTAAGCAGAGCAGCATCACGGCGCTGATAAGTTTTAACAGCAGCCGCAGGCACTAAAAACTTAGCATTTACAGCAGGACTTGTATATACTACACGCATCTCTCGCTCCGTTTTGTTACTGTACCGCTATTATAGCAGGAATCAGTAACCCTAGCAAGTCTAGGGTTGTTGTGCTTTTACAACACTCGGCCATTACCATCAAACCGCACAGGCGCACAGAACTCAGGAAAATGCAGGCCCAGTGGAGCCAAATATTCTGCAACTCTGAGTAGGGTGATGCCTAAGATTTCTGCAATCTCGTGGGGATCAACGTCATTGATATACAGCTCGTTGATATTCCAATCAAGGGATTTTGTGGTATCAACATGCTCAACAGACATTACTGGCTCCTTGTTGTTCACTATACCCTAATTATAGCCGGGATCAATAACCCAGTCAAGTCACGGGTTATTCTGGTGTGTTGCAGGAAAACAACAACGAAAAACCCTGCTAGGAGCAGGGTTAGAGTGCCTAATTTCTAAGCAGGTCTAGCGGTTTTTTGGTGTAGCCGCGTTGACAAATGCGTACATCTTTTCAGCAGTAGCAAGCACTTGGTCAAGTCCAGGAAACTCAGGCATACCAACTTTGGTAGTAACTACGCCTTTCTCATCGCGAGTCACGCTGAGTTCCCAACCGTGAAACTTGCTATGATATTCTTCTGCAACCAAGTCTTTGGCCATTTTGAGAATCTCTGACCTGATCTCGTAACCGTTTTTCTGGAATTTTACTTCGGGTGCCTTAGGCATGTTGAATAGTTCAGCAGACATAATTTTCTCCTTTGTGTGTGTATGTCATTTGTTGGTTTTTTGTTCCGCACGACTCTGCGCGATCCAGGCATCCCAACCAGCCTTGTGCCAATCAATACTAAATGGATTTAGTAACTTCTCCAATTTGGTATGATAAAATTCTCTTATGCAAGTTGATATGATTCCATTGGTAGCTTCTACGGCACTATGCAAGAACCTAGTTTGTGCATCGATATAGATGATCATGTCATTCTTGAGGTCTGGATGGCGTACATATTTTTCTATGAATTGCATTTTGGCATTCTGTACGCTGTCAATAAAAAGTAGCGGTTGATTAAACATCATGTGTCTCCCTGTGTGTAATATACAAAATTATTTATGTCGCTGTCAACTTCTGCGGCGAGGATTCGGGGTAACAAAATCCCATTCTTCGCCCAAAACCGGTCTGCGTTCTAGCATTTCATCTATGGCTACTACCATGCAGAGAAATGTAAGTACGGCGAATGTAAACAGTAAAGTGGGTTCCATATTATTGTCCCATGACTTTTACTGCACTTTGCCATTTACCACGGCGAGTGAGATGACTGGCCACTAGTCCAGTGCACCATACTTCATAAAGCATTTTAAGAAAATTCATTGCCAAGCTCCTGGGTTATGGTTGCTCAAGTATCTACGGGCACGAGCTCGACCGCTGGCTTCTAGGGCCAGAAAAACTTTGTGAACAACTGCTACGACATAGGTAATCATTTAAACTCCTTGTGAGAATTGTATTCAAACTCTTTGATTAGGTTATCTAGAGTGGCAGCGTCGGTAACGCTGTGCCGGCTTAGGTATGTTTCCAGTCGTTGTTGGTAGCCATCTTTTGGAAACATTTCGGCTAGACGCTCAAGTAAGTTGAGCATGAACTGTGTGATAAACATTTTATCCTCTATATATGTGTGTTTACGCTGCATTGCAGCATAATTATTTATCAAGTTCAGAGTTGTTGTCTAAGTACTTTTGTAAGTCGTTATCGTATAAAATTAGAGTCATGCTAGTGCGTTCGTCGAATACCCTAAGTTCATTTTGATAACTGATATAGTAGGGAGCAGGAAAATATTTCTCCATCTGCAGGAGTGTTTTTGGTAGTAAAACCGAGTCTAAATCGTGCTTATAGTACTGTATTTCTGCATTCTTGGTGCAGAATTGAAAGCCGGTCTTGGTAAGACGCATACTAGCCGCATTCAGTGGATTAAAGAACCAAACTTTACGGAAATGGTCTATGCTGTCTCTTACAGTACCAATGAAAGGACTGTCAGCATATAAACTGCTATTATCAATAAGCCAACGTACAAAGGTTGGTTGATCTAGGCGCACTATTGTTGGTAAATTACCGAACCTTGATTTAACAAGACCACTGTAAACTTATCGGTCCTAAATTGACTGTTTAATTTTTTAGCTAGGCTGATTGCATGGCCAGGGTTCGAAAAACTGACCTTGCGATACTTGGGACCAGGATAGCTAACCAATATATTCTGTGTCTTTAAGTTTACCGGACGACCATCGTAATACACAGCCCAGATACCTTCGCTGGCCAATACTTGATCACTCTTGTACGTGCTCTTGTCCAGAATCTCTAGAATAACTGTAGGCTTAGGTCTACTCATGGTACTTCCTTGATATACATGTTTATTTATGCGTAGTTAACGGCATCGGGGTTAATTTGGCCAGTTGATCAAGCATG